CCACTATTAACACACTGCCAAGAATAATGATAAACATAGTCAAAGATATGACGATGAATAATGCATTAAACTTGGCAGTATGGTAATATTCTTCTTCATTCTCGAGAGCAGTTCTTCAACCACAATGAAGAAGGGTGCGGAATAGAGCCCTTTGCACATGGCTTTTAACACTTTTTGCCCAATTCGTTGCTCTACATTACTGGCATTGATATTGTTATCAATGGCAAGATGATACTTCAACAGTTAGGAACTTGTGTTTTAACATCATTATTATCAATCTTACCGTGTATTATACCCCACTTTCGGTTATTGTAAGATTAATAACAACAATAACTACTCTAATGTCATTATTTACAATCGTAATATCAACATTGGTGCAAAACAATATTGCTTAACAATTGCAGTATAACAACATTACTTGTCAAGTTAACAAGATTAATATTTTGAATGCTAATGACATTGTCTGACATCATTGACAATTGCCCAACATTCTCGGCTATTTCTACCTGCAACTCTCCTAATTTTTAATTTGACTTTGAGTTCCATAAATAAATATCCTTGTTTTCTTAATAACTCGGATATTACTTGTTATATTATTATTTCAACACTACTTGCACAACGGAAAGTTTATCATGCTTTCATATATCAACAATAGCAGCTTTAACAAGATTTCTTAAACATAATACATCATTAGCAAAACTGCAAATACTAAGATGCAACGTCTTTCACACAAGAACTTTTATATTACTACAAAGAGCAATAGCAAAAGAACACTTATGTAAAATAAATGGCGCAGAGCCTACATCTGTATCAACTGAGGTTGATAGTGCGTCAGCACTTTCATTTGTATCAACTAAGGTTGTGTTTTTACCCACCCACCCACCCGTACCTCTCGCGGTGAGAGGATTTGGGGAGGTGGTGCGCCTCCCTTGTTTTTAGTCCTCTTCCTCTTCGGCTTTCTTCAATTCCTCTTCTACATGCCTGTCTGCGTCCTCGAATAGTTTGTCGAGTTGCTTTGCTACACGTTGGGAAATAGTAGCAGGCTGCAATAGTTTTGATACTCTCGTAAATATCAAATCCTCCTGCAATGTCTCTCCCTTTTCGGCAATAACGCCGTCTGACTTCGTGGAGATAGTTAGCGGGCTGACTTCGCCTTTTTTCACCGTCCACTGTCTAACTTCAACCTTTGCACCCTGTAATTTCAATGCTGCAAAGCGCTTTTTGTCACGCGGTAAAGCATCAGGCGGAAAAGCAATTGCATCTTCATCGTTTGCACCAATAAGGAGTTGCATTGCATCGAACGTTGAAATAGAGATAAGGTTGTTTTCTTCTCCCCTTGCATTTTTAATTGCTGTGTCCGTTCCAAAAGACAAACTTTTGTCAAAGAGTTTGCTCTCTGCAACGGCAGAAAGTCTGACAACAATTTTCTGTTCGGTTTCTTGTGTTGTTTGTGTGTTTTCTTGTTCTTTAGCCATGACTATTGTTTTTAATATATTTCTCCGTTCCCGTGTAGGTTTTTCACTTGCTGCACCATTGCAAGCAATTGAACCTCCATTTTGCGGAGCAAAATTTATTTATGTATCAACTGAGTTTTGATTGGTCGCAAGACCAATTTAATTTGTATCAACATGAGGTGGGGGTATACAAGTTAGAGTTACAGACCGAGGGGCTGTTGTATCAACCCTCCCGTTCACACCTATACACTATATTTTCCAATTTACCTTTCCGTCTATAATTTCATCATAAATTTTTACTTATTTTCACGTTCATTTTTCGTTTGTTTTATACTTCTTTATTACTATCTTTTATATCACATCTATTCACCGTATATTTTGCTTTTCTCCACTCCCAAAATCCATTCTATCTCTCTCTAAACCGATAAGTGTTTCAACTATTCCAACAATATTAACAAAATAATGTCCAACTCAATAAACAATTTTAATAATAATTTCATATTTATCTCTATTTTAACTCTTATAATTAGTAATATTATTAGTAATATAAGTAAAATTAATAATAAAATAATATATAAATATATATTTATTATTAATAATAAATATATTATTAATAATAAATAATAATTAATTATTAATTAATAATTAATATTAATATAAATAAGGTATATATTAATAAAAAATACATTTTTATTTTTAAATATGCAAATTTATTTTCTTAAAAAATGTTAACTCTTTTTAATACTGCCAAGTTAAAATTTTAAGTTAATTTAATACTTTTTAACAATTTTTAATAAATTTTAAACCACTTAATCCAACTATTAATCTTACTTTTGTACAAGTAAATCACCAATATAAAATTGTAAATAATAATACAAATAGAAAAGAATATAATTCAAGTATTAATTTAACATTTAAAGAAATGAAAGAAATTAAAGTAAAATCACAAGGTAAAGTTACCACTTTTAATCTTCCTACAAGTCTTGATGAGATTAGTAATGATTTTCTAACAAAAGTTGGAGAAAGTATTGAAATTGCTGAGCATTATACTCTTGTAGGTATTGTTTGTTACAATAAAATTAATGATTTGATTATTGCTGGTAAAAACAAATCTAAGAGTTCAGATATTGGAGTTATTCCTATTTTTGTAAAAGGTGGACAACTCCAAAATATAATGGATGTTAAACTTGGTCAAAAGCTTCTTGTTACTTCCAATGATATTGAACTTGGTGTTAGAGTAGCAGTTCCGACTAATCCTCTCAATCTGGCTCGTTTTTTAAATACTATCGCAACAAGAGTTAAAGGAGTTTTTCCTGAACTTGAATATGATGATACTAAAAACGAAAATGTATATTTTATAGAATTTAAACTTATCCCTAATAGTGATATTAAAGGAGTTTACAATGAAGCTCCTAATTTTGATAAGTTTGAGTACATTAAAGTTAATAATAATTAATTGCTAATATCTTCTTTACGGGGGAGTTGGAATACACTCCCCCTGTAAAAAGAATAATGATGAATATGGCAGATACTCTTAAGTTCCCAAATGGTTATGATGTTATTGTGTGTAGACGCGATGACATTATGGAATGTATCGACGAAAACATAATAGATAAAGAATTAGTTCTAGAAGTTATTAACAATTGCGAATTAAATGCAGCTAACTTTATAAGTGCTGGTAAATGGACAGGCATTCCTTTTCTTGGTAATATTAAAGTTCCTGATACACAGAAAATTCTTAATAGTCAAGAAACAAAGGACATTATAGATTATGCAAAACAATCTTTACCAAAAGATAAATATATTCTTTTTAGACAAGAATTACACACTGATGTAAGAGAAACTACTAAAGAGAAAAGATATGCAAATTGGAAATTAAGTTTATTCTTGTCTAAAAATAAAATGTTTTATAGATTAATGAAGTTAAGATATAACTCTGAAAACATTGCAAAATTTGTTTGTTATACTTGTATAGAACTTAATGAAGTTAATAGAGCATGGGAAATAAACTAGATATAAATACTATGCTAACCATTGATGACAATGGTATGCCTACTCCACCTAGTCTTACACAACTTCTAGACAAGGATATTCAAGAATTGTATCGTAGAGATAAATCAAAAGATAAACATAAATATCTTCAAGATGCTATTGTTATTTATTATCTCGGAGACCCTAAATCACCTGCTAGACAATCTGGACTTAGCGATATTGAATGTCTTAAAATGGCTATTGAACAAGCAGGTTTACCAAAAGAATATATTCCTGATGAACTAGTAAGAAAACTAATAACAAGATATTATAAAGAAAATATAGGTGAGGCAGGTAGAGTTGTAGAAAATATTTTAAAATCTTTGCATCTTATAAACATAGCTATTGACGCAATTGCCAATATACTTCATGAAAGAATAAGTAGTGGATTAACTGCTGAAAATGCTAAAGAAATTCTTGGATTAATTGATGATGTTAATGAGAAAGCAGGTCAAATTCCAAGTATTGTTAAGAAACTTAATGAAGCTAGAGAAAATCTAATGTATGAAAAAGAAACTGAATTATCTCGTGGTGGTGGAATTGTAAGTAGTTCTATGGATGCAGAAAACTATTAATAATATGAAATCAACATTTGTATTAAATAATTATAGTTACGATAAAGACTGTAAAATAGGTTTTGAATATAATGAAATAGATTCAGACATAATACCAATAGATACTGAAATATTTGTTTTTAGGAAACTATATGTTAATAATAAAGATACTAATATCACAAAATCGTTTAATATAAAATTAACAGGAACTGTAGTATATAGGACTGCAATAATAACTGAACACGATGCTACAATGAGATATACAATTAAACTTTCAGATAAAAGTGTTTCTGAAATAAATAGATGTATAAAAGAAATGAAAAGTAGTAAATAAACAATGAAAGATATTTATAAAAATATAGAGCTTTATTTCGATGAAGGTCCACATAAATATACCGATAGTAATGGTAATGAATATATTTCTGTTACTACTATTATTGGTAAATATGCCCCTCAATTTGATAAGAAATATTGGGCTCACAAAAAAGCTAAAGAACAAGGCGTAAGTGAAAAAGAGATATTAAGACAATGGGACCAGATTAGTAAAGAAGCTTGTAGTAGAGGAACTGATACCCATAATGGAATTGAAAATGCTATTAAAGAAGTATCTAAATTTAAAGATGCTATTAAATATTTGAATGTTCTTGAAACTGGTAGATGTGTAACTGTTTCAGATATTCCTAATTTGTGTGTAAAACCTTTAGATATAGAAGAATTTAAAAAAGCTACTGATTATAAATATGATGAAATTTATAGAGTTTTTGACTTCTATATTAATAAAGGATATGTTATATATAGTGAGATAGGGGTATTTGACCCTCAACTTCTTATATCGGGTACTATTGACATACTGTGTATTAAAGACACAGATTTTGTTGTTTTAGATTGGAAAACTAATAGACAAGGACTACAATTTGAAAGCGGATATTATAAAAAAGATAAATCTTGTGTACCTAATCAATTAACAAATGAATGGGTTTCTAAGAATGAAAAAATGCTTCCTCCACTAAATCATCTTCCTGAGTGTAATGGTTCTCATTATACAATGCAACTTTCAATTTATGCTAGACTTGTTGAAAGAATACTTGAAATACCATGCACAGCATTAGGACTTTGCCATATTGGAAGTCCTTTTATTCTTAATGAATATGGTCAACCACTTAGAGATTTTGATGGTTATCATGTAGATGAAACTAAAGATGAAACTGTTAAATGGTATAAAATTAATTATTTAAGAAATGAAGCTGATGCTGTTTTTAATGATAGACTACTTTCTTTAAAAGCAGAAGAAGCAAAGGCTGATAAACAATTAAAGATGTTTGATTAATATGAAAGATACAAATATTATACATAAAATAAATAGAACTAATTTTGAAAAACTATTTAAATCTAAAGGTTATGCTTTCTTTACAAAAGGAGAATATAACCTTAATATAATTGGTGTTAGAAAATCTGGTACTCTTATTACAAATGGCTTTGATGATTATATTGTAGTTATTTTTAAAAATAAAAGAGGTTGGCAAAAACTTTATTACCCTGCTACTACTGAGCCAGGGTCTTATTATATGTATATTTTGTCTAACAAAGTAGGCACTGCTATAATGGTTCCTGGTCAATATCGTGGAGCTTATAAAATTGGAAAGCATCAAGGTAAATATAAAGCTCTTGTACAAATTAAACCAATTAAGGTTTATCGTGATGGAAACAAAGATGATGTTTATGATATGAACCCAGAAACTATAGAAACTGGAGTTTTTGGTATAAATATTCATAAAGCAGGAAACGCTTCTAAACAAATTGATAAATGGAGTGCTGGATGTCAAGTATTTGCTAATGGAGATAATTTTAAATCATTTATGCAATTATGTGAAAAAGCTGCTAAAATATATGGTAATTGTTTTACTTATACTTTAATAAATGAAGAAGATTTGGACTGATTTTGATGCATTTTTTGTTGTATTAATGATAGCAATACCTATAATTATAATACTTGTAACACAATCAAATAAAAATACACCCCCTGTAGAAGAACATAGTATAGATTCTTTAATTGAATTACGAGATAGTTTAACAAAAGAGATTAATTGTTTAGATAGTATTAAAAATGAGAAAATCATTGAAATATATAATCTTGATAACGATAGCACTGTTAAGTTATTCTACAAGTTGGTGTCAAACAAATAGGACTCCAACTCTTTCTCTTACGGGGGAGTTACAATCCGACACTATTTGTATTCCAATAGAATTACTTAAAGTTGCAAATGCTAAAATGGTTGAGTTAGATTATGAGAAACAAATTAATCAAAGTCTTAGAGAGGTTGTATATAACGATTCTATTGTTATCGCTGATTTACGTAATAGTATTGAACATAATGAAATAGTTTATAATAATACTTTAACTAAAGTTGAATTACAAAGAAATATAGCGTTTGGAACTAGCGGATTGTTACTACTGCTATTTATAATAAGTCTTTTATAATGGAAATTAATGTAGAGAAATATATTAACGAATATCCTTTTCTTCAATATATAAGAGAAGATAAGTCTAAATATCCTCATGCTAAGGATATGGGTTATGATGACCCTGACGATTTATTTCTTATTGGTAATAGTGGAGGATTTCTTCTTAATATACAGCCTGGAGATAGATTTGTGAATACACATCTTTTTAGAGAAATGGCTGATTTCTACAAAAAAGAAAAACAATATACATATTATAAATTAGATTCTATTCCTCATAGACAATTAAGAAAGAGAGAAGAATATAGAAGAACTTATGGTTTTACAGCTCCTTGTCTATTGAGAAATGGAAAGATACAAGATGTTAGAATTACAGGTGGGCATTATTATTTTCTTAATTATGCTCAAATGGAACAATTGGATGAGAGTACTATTGTTCGTGGTGCTAATAAACTTGTTGCAAAGAAACATCAAGATTTTAGTAAATTTATAGATGCTCAGTTTTGGACTTGGCATATAATGGAATTTGCTCAACGAAACGGTTTTCATCTTTTAATTGATAAAACTCGTCGTGGAGGATTTTCTTATATTATGGCTGCTGATAGTGCAAATGACATTAATCTTCAGCCTCATAAAGTAGTTATTCATGTAGCTGTTGATAAAAAATATCTAACACAAGAAGGTGGTTTAACTACATTTGCTCTTAATGATGTTAGATTTCTCGAACTTAATACATTTTTTAAAAGAGGTATTCTTACTGCTGATAAAGAAAACTTTGTTCTAGGATTTAAACTTCCTAATGGTAATATTTCTCCTAAAGCATGGCAAAGTGCGTTGCTTAGTGTATCTGCTGCTAATAATCCTGATTGTGCTATTGGTAAGGATGCAGTTAAAGTCAAAGTAGAAGAAGTTTCCACTATGGAAAACTTTGACGAATTTATGACTGTTACAAATCCTGCTATGACTACAGGCAGTTACAAAACAGGAACTCTTATTGGATGGGGTACTGCAACGTCTGGTAATATGCAGACATTTGAAAGAAACTTTTATAGTCCTAAAAGTTTTGACTTCATGCCATTTGAAAATGTTTGGGATGATGATAAAAGAGATGAAATTTGCGGTTATTTTAAACCTTATTGTTGGGGACTTCAAGGTGAATTAAATGGAGAGAAAAGTATAGATGAAGATGGAAACTCTGACATTGTTGTTGGATTAAAAATTTCTTGTAAAGAAAGAGAAATACAAAAAGCAAATGCTAAAAGTTTTGCTGATTATATTAACTATCTAGGTCAGTTTGCTAATCGTCCAGCTGAGTCTTTTAGTTCTGCCACTGAAAATATGTTTACTAGTGAAGAACTAATTGTTTGGGAAGAGCAACTTAGAACTGATAGTTCCTTTAAGTTTTATTCTGATGGTATGCTTTTTGATAAAGGTGATAAAGTAGAATTTAAAACCAATGCTAGAATACAAGCTGAAGGAGGTAAACACAATGTAGATTTCTTTGATTGGATTGAAGGTGTTCCTAGAAAACAACACGAGCATCCTCATGGTTGTATAAGAATATGGTTCAATCCTCAAAGAGTTGTTCACACTAACGAAAAGGGAGAACAAGTTAATGAAGTTCCAAAAGGAATGTATTCTATTAGCTATGACCCTGTTGGTATTAATAAAGAGAAAAAAGAATTAACCAATAAGCATTCACATAATAGTATCAAAGTATGGATGGAACCATGTATTTATAATGGTTTTAGAACAGCTCTTGTAGCTGCATATTATGGACGTCCAGAAAAACTTGAAGAAGCTGATAGAATTTGTTATTTATTAGCTAGATACTATAACTGTATTGGAAGTGTTGCTGTCGAAGTCAACCGTGGTGAAACTGTAAGTAATTTTTCTAAATGGAAAGCATTAAAGTATTTAATGAGAGACCCTGTTAGTATTTGGGATACTTCCGTTAAAGGTGCAGTAGCAGGTTCTTATGGTATTAACATGGGTGGTGGAGATGGACAAGGTTCTACAAAGAAACTTGAAGGTCTTAGACTTCTTAAAGAAATGTTATATTCAGAAGTTGGTAAAGATGAACTTGGTAGACCTAAAAGATTCTTTCACACTATTTATGATTATCAAACTATTCTTGAATTAAAGAAATGGAATAGTGTTGGTAACTATGACCGAGTTTCTGAAATGATTATGCGAGCTCTTAGATGGAAACTTCAAGATGTAGAAGCTGCTAAAGAACTTGCAACTAGAAAGAAACAAATTAATAATAATAGAGATAATATTTTAAATAGAGATTGGTTTTAATGTATAATCTTGAAATAACAATTAAGACTACAGAAGGATGGGATAATCCTCCTTATGGTGAAATTAAAACTTATAATGTAAAAGTTGATTAATATGCCAACGAAACGTAGATATTTAGATGATAATCCTCCACAAGATAGTATTAAAAAAGACCCTGCTTATAAAAGTCTTAGTGAAAGGATAATGTATAGATTTTGGGATGGGGATACACCTATAAGAAACATATATCACGATATTGATAATACAGATTTTCTTCAAAACAATAGAAAAATTGTAGATGAATGGTTAGGAAATGCTCCTCAAAGAACATATTTTCTTAATAGAAAGAAACAGCGTCAATCAATGTTATATAATGGTTGGATTAATGGAACCCCTGGAGATTATGGGTTAGTTTCAGCTGCTGTAGGCAATAGAAATATTCCTGTTTATCAAACTAAAGCTGATGATATAGCTAGAGATTATTTAATTCCTATAGCCAATGTTGATAATAAATGGTATGGTCAGTCTGATGCTGAATTAAAACATGCTGGAAGCTACCCTAGTACACTATATGTTGATGGTAGAACTGGAAATACTTTTTATCAAAAAGCTTGGGATTTAAATGATTATGGTGCAGAACGTGGAGGAAAGAAAATAAACAGAAGTAATCGTTCAGCCAGATTTAGAGCTGCTTTAGCAGATAAGATAGGAAGTCCTATAGTGCAAACTACAGGTTATAGTGCTATAGATGGAGTTTATAGAAATACTGATGAAGTAAATAGACTGTATAATGATTATCTTGCAGAGCACGGACTTCATATTCAAGATGGTCTTATTTCTCTTCCAGAAGTTCATGTCAGAGCAAGAAGATTAAAAGACGGTGGAAGAATTTATATTAAACCTGAAGTTACTGATAATAGACTATACAAATCTTCTTTTGGTACAATGTTACCTGAAGTAAAAGTTACTGCTAAAGGTGATCCTAGAAAAGTAAATAATGATTATTATAAAGCTCATAGTAAAGCAAGAGCTGATTTACAAAGTAGAGTTGCTGATAGAACAGATTATAAAAGTCTAAATCCAATAAATATTTTAGAATATACACCAGTAATTGGTGATGCTTTAGATGTAGCACATATCACAAACGATGTTACTAATAAAAATTATTTAGCTGCCGGTATAGGTGCTGGAATGTTTTTATTGCCTAATATTATTGAGAAGCCTCTAAAGAAAGTAGTAAAACCTATAGTTAAAGACATTTCAAAGTGGACTCCTGAACAATGGACTGCTGCACAAGATGCTGCTATCGCGAGAGGTGATATAGTTGAAGCACAGAAATTGCGAGATTTACATTCTGCTTTAGTTCCTTCTGCAACTCCAGAAAAATATTATAGAGGTACTCAAACTAAACGAACATCATATCCCGACAGACATATAGATGAAGAAGTTGGTGAAATGAATGGTATCTACATGACTAAAAATCCTAAGTATGCAAAAACTTATGGAGATGTAGAAAAATTTTATTTGCATAGTAATAATCCTTTAAATACAGAAGGCAGTTGGACTGGAGTTATAGATGATGCTACAAGAACAAAAATAGAAAATTCTGGGTATGATGCCATAGTCAACAATAGATTTGATACAGGATTTTTAAATAAATTATTACGAAATAGTAGAGATGAAACTATTACATTTAATGGAAAGAATCTTAAATTAGCAGATGCAGTAACTTATGATAATAACGGAGTTAGAATACCTTTAGGAAAAAGAGATAATTTTAATATAAATGATATTAGATATGGGCTATTACCATTTATTTTAGGAGGAACTGGATATGCTTTGAGTAATAATAATTCTTATTCTAATGGTGGCACAATCCATATTAAACCTGAAAATCGTGGTAAATTTACAGCTTTAAAAGAAAGAACAGGACA